ACACCTACGTCAGGCTTCCGGTCGAGGCGACGGGCTTTGACTACACCAGCTCTGGCAGCCTGCCGCGCCCGACGCTGCGGATCAGCAACCTGTTCAGCGACATGACCACGCTGCTGCTGCTGGTCAATGCGACCACACCCGGCAACGACCTGGGCGGCGCCACAGTGCGGCGGATCCGCACGCTGAAAAAGTTCCTCGACGGCGAGGCAGCGGCTGACCCTAATGCCCGCTTCCCCACGGAGATCTGGTACGTCGATCGCAAGTCGAACGAGAACCGCGACCTGGTTGAGTTCGAGCTAGCCAGCAAGTTTGACCTAGCCGGTGTCATGCTGCCCCAACGGCAGATCATCGCGAACGTGTGCCAATGGAAATATCGCGGTGCTGAGTGCGGCTACACCGGCAGTAATTATTGGAACGTGAACGACCAAGTGGTTGGCACCTTGGCGGCTGATGTGTGTGGCAAGCGGGTGGAGAGCTGCAAACTGCGGTTCGGGGCTACTGCTGAGTTGCCGTTCGGCAGTTTCCCAGGGGCGGGTCTGACCCAGTGATGAAGCTGACCGACACACTCAAGGCTGACATCCTGGTGCACGCGCAGGCTGAGGATCCCCGCGAGTGCTGCGGCCTGATCCATGTGGTCAAAGGCCGGCGCCGTTACTACCCGTGCCGCAACATCGCCGCCACGCCTGACGAGCATTTCGTCTTGGATCCGGCGGATTACGCAGCAGCCGAGGATCTGGGCGAGATCGTGGCCGTGGTGCACAGCCATCCGGTGACGCAGCCGGTCCCATCAGCAGCGGATCAGATCGGTTGCAATAACAGCGGGCTGCCATGGGTGATCGTCAACCCCAAGACAGAAACATGGGGCGGCTGCGAGCCTGCAGCGTTTGAGTTGCCCTACGTCGGCCGCGAGTTTGTGTTTGGCGTGGTCGATTGCTACTCGCTGGTGCGGGACTGGTACAGCCGCGAGTGGGGTCTGACGCTGGCGGACTTCGACCGGCGTGATCGGTTCTGGGAGCGCGGCGAGAACCTGTACCTCGACAGCTACCGCTCGCAGGGCTTCCGGCAGGTGCCGTTTGAAGAGCTGCAGTACGGCGACGCGATCCTGATGCAACTGTCGGCAAGCCTGCCCAACCACGCGGCGATCTACCTGGGTGATCAGCAAATCCTGCATCATGTGCAAGGGCGATTGAGTAGCCGCGACGTGTATGGCGGTTACTATGTCAAGAGCACTGCCCTGGTCTTGCGGCATGAAAGTCGTTAAGGTCTACGGCGCACTCCGCAAGCGACTCGGACAGTGCCGGTTCGAGTTTGAAGTGGACACGCCCGCGCAGGCGATCAAGGCGTTGTGCGTCAACTTTCCCGGCCTGGACAAGTGGCTCATCGACTCTGAGCAGACCGGCATGGGCTTCCGCGTCACCGTTGGCAAGGAACGCATCACACAAGAGGATGCCAGCGTTGCGGTGCTGCCATGGTCTGAGCGGGACGTGTTCAGCATTGCGCCGGTGCTGATTGGTGCTGGGCAAGGTTTTGGGCAGATATTGGCTGGGATTGGACTAGTCGCGTTGGCGATCCTTGCTCCCGGCATCGGCGGCGGTGTGGCTGCAACTATTTTCGGAACCCAGTTCTCTGCCATCTCCTTGGCCATCGGTGGCATTGGCGCCAATCTGCTCCTCGGCGGCGTCGCGCAGATGCTGTCCCCGCAGCCCGACATCTCAGCACTGCAACGCGGCAAGGAAGCCGCCCGGCTGGAGTCATTCAGCTTTAGCGGCATCGTCAACACGAGCCAGCAGGGAATGCCGGTGCCGATCGTTTATGGCCGCGCTTTTGTTGGCTCGGCTGTCCTGTCCAGCGGCCTTGACGTGGCGCAACTGAAATGACGCAGCTTCAAGGTTCCGGTGGTGGCGGTGGTGGCGGATGCTTCCTGGGGCACACGCTGGTGCGCACGCCTGACGGGCAACGTCGCATCGATGAGCTGCAGGCCGGCGATCAAGTCCTTAGCTTTGACGACAAGGGCACCCTGCACGAGGCGACGATCCTGAAGGTGCATGAGCACCCGAACGAGCGCGTCTATCGCTACCAGCTTTGGGGCGGCGCGTCACTGGATGCAACCCCGAATCACTGGGTGCTGAACCAGTTCAATGCCTTCGTTGCGATCGGCAGCCTTGGCGCTGATGACTGCTTGGTGGACGAGAACAATCACCTGCGTCCCATCGTTAGCCGTGAAGAGCTACCTGCTGGCACCGTCTACAACCTGACCGTCGAGGGGCACCATACCTTCATCGCTGGCGGGATCCGCGTCCATAACGCTGGCCTTGGCGTGCTGCAGGGCGCAGGTGGCGGCGGTGGCGGCAAAGGTGGCGGTGGTACAACCCACGTCCCATCAGAGGCTGACGACAGCCTGCAGTCAGTCCAATTTGCCAGCGTCCTTGACCTGATCAGCGAGGGTGAGATCCAAGGCATCGAGAACGGTGTGCAAGGCATCTACTTGGATGGGACGCCAGTCCAGAGCGCAGGTGGCATTGACAACTTCACTGGTTACACCGTCGTCACCCGTACTGGCACGCAGGCGCAGAGCTACATCCCAGACGCCAACGGCACTGAATCCGAGAAAGCCGTCAACGTCGAGATCACGGCTGCTGCATCTGTCACCCGGCAGATCACTGACTCGGATGTGGACCGCGCCCGCATCACGGTGCAGGTGCCAGCGCTGCAGATCATCGAGGATGACGGTGACATCGTTGGTCACGAGGTCAGCATCCGCTGCAGGGTGCAGTACAACGGCGGTGGTTACACGACCATGTTTGAGGACACGATCAGCGGCAAGACCACCAACGCCTATCAGCGGGACTACATCATCAGCCTGAGCGGTGCGTTTCCGGTTGACATCAGGTTGGAGCGCATCAGCGCTGATGAGTCAAGCGCCCGCCGGCAGAACCGCACGTTCTGGTTCAGCTACACCGAGATCATTGACGAAAAGTTCAGGTATCCCAACAGCGCCCTGGCGTTCCTTCGCTTCGACAGCCGCCAGTTCAAAGGCATCCCATCCCGCAAGTATCTGGTGCGCGGCATCAAGGTGGTGCTGCCCAGCAACGCAACGGTTGACACGACGGCCTATCTCGGCCGAGTCACCTACAGCGGCGTGTGGGATGGCACCTTCGGCGCTGCTACCTGGACCAATGACCCAGCGTGGTGCCTGTGGGATCTGCTGACCAACACCCGCTACGGCGCCAGCATCCCGGCCAGCAGCCTGGACCGTTATGACTTCTACGCAATCAGTCAATACTGCAACGAGCTGGTCAGCAATGGACGCGGCGGCCTAGAGCCACGGTTCAGTTGCAACATGCTGATCAACAGCAGGGACGAGGTCTACAACGTCATCCAGGAGTTCGTCGCTCTGTTCCGTGGCATTGCCTACTACGGCGCCGGCGCGATGGTGGTGCTGCAGGACAAGCCATCTGATCCGCAGTATCTGCTGACCCCGGCCAATGTGGTTGATGGGCTGTTCAATTACAGCGGCTCATCGCAGAAGGCGCGGCATACCACAACAACCGTCGCTTATCAGGAGTACGACAACCTGGGCGAGGTGTCCTATGAGTATGTCGAGGATGCGTCAGCCGTTGCCAAGTACGGCATCATCAACAAGGACATCAAGGCAGTCGGCTGCTACTCGCAAGGGCAGGCGCACCGTGCTGGTAAGTGGGCGCTGCTGTCAGAGCAGAACCTGACCGAGACCGTCACGTTCTCCGTCTCGATCGACTCAGGCATCGTGCTGCGCCCTGGCATGGTGATCGACGTGGCCGATCCGGTCAAGGCTGGCAGCAGGCGCGGTGGCCGTATCGCAGCAGCAACAACCACGACCGTCACGCTGGACGACGCCACCGGCATCACGCTGGGCACCTCACCCACGATCAGCGTCCTGATGCCCACCGGCCTGGTCGAGACCCGCACTGTCAGCACCCTGGCTGCTGGCGTGGTCACAGTCACCAGCGCGTTTAGCGAGGCGCCCAACGCCCAGAGCATCTGGGTCATGCAGAACACCAGCCTGCAGACGCAGCAGTTCCGTGTTGTCAGCGTGGCCGAGGCCGAGGATGGCATCTATGGCGTGACTGCGCTGGCCTACAACAGCAGCATCTATGCCGCCATCGAATCAGACATCAAGCTGCAGACACGGGACATCTCCAATCTGTCCGCTCTGCCTGAATCGCCCACCGGCCTGACTGGCACAGAGCACCTGTACACCGACGGCCAGAACGTCCGCACGGCATTTGAGCTGAGCTGGGTGCCGCCCACC